GGATTCAGTCCATGTTGCTACCATCACTCCACCTCCCTTTCGTATGCCTTTATGTCAGGAACTAGAGCACCACCTTTGAACTCCAATTTGTAGGTTTTCAAAGCAGGGGATTCTCTAAGCATCCTCTTGTCTACCCTATCCAATGCTGCTTTAAGTACGCTTTGGTTTGGAGGCTTACCTCGCTGCTCATAATCACCTGCTTCGTTACGATTGATTCCCTCAAGACTCAACTCTTGTTGCTCAATTACTGCACGAAAACCCTCAGGTGTTTTGGTGACTACCTGAAAAAGTTCTTCTTGATACTCAGGTTTCATCATCTCAGGAGTGAGTTGAGTCTCCATTAACTCGTCAAACTCCCTATTCTTAACCATAATCATCACTCAAACAAGACAATCTCCTGATAACGTGGTAAAATTTTATCAATTTCAGATTGTAATAACTGTACTTTAGCAGTCAAATCTATATTACTGGTCCCTTCAGGAAGTAGCACACTACGGTCATCTGACATCAACAGGTCAATAACTACCATCTTCGTAGCGATTTCTTCTATTGCTTTCTCAAGATAACGCTCACCGTAAATGTAAGACACTTTGATTGCATTCCATTCAAAGAATGGATAAGAGTTGTTGAAGTAAATGATACCTGTTTCATAGTCCATCCACCAGTCACGTAGACGAGCGTTGTCTCCACTGGCGCTACCGCCTTGTAAATCAACCAGCAAAGTGTTTTGAGTTATGTCTCCAGTAATATCAGACAAGGGACTACCTACTACACTAACACAGCCTGTAAAAGTGGTGTCAGTTTTACCAGTGTAACTAAACACTGTATCACCCTTGACGCAAACACCAGCAGGAGCGAAACCAGCAGTAGAGTTCACAGTAATGGTGGTAGACACTACACCGCTAACAGTTGCTGTGTTTGCCTTCGTTTGGGAAATAGATATACTACTATCTGTTGATACCACACTACAAGTTTCACCGGCTTTTACTGGCCTCCTACTGGTAACCTTAACTATGCCTGTGCCATAGTCTGAATTGGCAGTAGCAAAAAACTCATTGTCTATGTTTATGTTACTCGTGCTACCTTCTAAAGTGTAGGCTGGACTAAACTCGACTGCTGACTTACTTACTCTATCCTCTTTGTTAACTAAATCAGCGAAGTTTTGAGCAGTAGTAGCAAGGTCGAAATCAGCACGCCATTGATTTGTAGCAGTTCCAGCAGTTAGGACAGCAGCACTACCGTTACCCGGACTAAATACAATTGACCCGCTTATGCTTCTAACATCATCAGGCATCGTAATACGGGCTTCAGCAGCACCTATCTCACGATAATCGTCACCTTGCCATAGTTCTAATCTTAGAATCTGCTGAACGTTACGGAATAGAAGTGGAGCGGTGCCGACGTAATCTGTATAATACCTGCGACGATAAGGCTTGTATGTATCAAAATTGATATACTCAGCAGATACTAAGTATGGCCTCCAAGCATTGTGAGTAATATTGTCAATTTTATCTTGCACTTCACGAATACGATTTTCTACAATCGCCTTTGTCATGCCACGTTGCCTTCCAACTTTAGCGTTGGTAAAAGATGCTAGATTCTGCATGTATGTATTATCAGCAGCCTCAAAGTCACCATGTGTAAATGAACCTGTAAATGCTAATTTAACTCCACTACTACCACCATTAGTAATAGCAGTTATCGTCTTTTCAACACCTAGTGGATTTGCGTCACTGTAAATAAGAATAGTATCTCCTACTTCAGTGCCACATCTTCGATAATCTTCCCCTGTGATAAACACTCCATCTGATACAGAGTCTGCTGATGTAACCACTGGCTCTTGCGGTCCAATACCTAAGTAGTCTGCTACCTTTTGAGCAGTAGTGTAAACAATTGCGGTAGGGTCAAGAGGTCTTGTCTCACCTTCACCGGGACTGTATATAGTAGGCATTACTGTCCCCCCGTAGGGTAGTTTGCATAATGGTCTTGCATAGTGTAATCATTTTGAGGGTCTAGTGCGTTATAATAACTAGCCTGTGCTAGTAGTTGCTGTTGTGTTGGTGAAGGTAAACCACGTTCTTCACGGCTTCTATAACTACCCAAACCTGTTGTAGGGTCCCTCATAAGCGGAGAATAAAACTCAGCACCGGGTTTATTTTTGAAACCCAGCCCTGCTCCATGTATTCCCATTTCACGTAATGCTTCTTGCTGTGCGTGGAACTCGGCTTCCCTACTAATTGAGTCAGCCGCTCGCATACCTATATCTTCAGCATCTTTCCCAGCAAACGACAATTGCTTGGCCCTTCTTGGAAGTCGCTTCGCTGCATCAAACGATTTCAAAACACTCCACGCTTTGTCAAAAGCCCTCATTCTCTTGCCTCCTCACTCCTAGTTGCTAGATTGTATTCCATTGGTTTACCACAAGAGCCGCATGTCTCACGCCATAAGAAGTGAAGCATTCCACAATGCTTGCAGCGTGTCCCTGAGCCTATGTTAAGTATATCAGCAGCCTCACTATTGCGATTACGCTGCTCTTTAGTGATACCCTTCAAAGGATTCTCAGGGTCAACAAAAGCAGATTGGTCTATGCTTACGTCTGCACGTAGATTTTGCTTTTGAAAACGACTAATGTCTTCAAGGTCAATGGTGGAAATGTCTAAACCCATTCATAATCACCACTCTCAACTGGTTGTCACGATGATATAGACATTTCCAAGCACATAATGTGGGTCACATGACACGCATGTGTTACCACCTATGGCATCGCTAATTGCAGTTTCAATAGCGGCTCTTTCAGTAGCGTTAGCAAATTCAGTAGGCGGGAAAGGCCCTAGAATTGATACTGACTTAGCCATTTAGGTCACCTCAAGAGCGACGACCAAAGACTAGAAAAGAACCTGCTGTTGTGGTCTGACCTGTTAATGGTGGCTCTATTGTAATAGAGGTGCCACTGAAAGTAGCGACATCTGTTGCTGAACCG